CTGACCGAGAAGATTATGATGAGTTATATGAAGATTTTCAAAACCATATAGATGCTCTACAAGAAGAGTTAGACAGTATTGAAGTTGATACCGAACCAACTGAAGAAATGATTGAAAATAAAGTTTATGAGTTGGTTAGAGATGTGAGAAGAGACCCATTAGATTATCTTAAAGATTATGGTTATAATATTACAGAATATATTGATGAAGACGCTTTGGCTCAAGGGTTAGTAGATTCCGATGGTTGGGGTGTTATGAATAGTTATGATGGTCAATACGATAGTGAAGACGTTAACGGTATTAGATATTATATTATGAGAACTAACTAAAACTATTCCTTTTTCCAATCTTTTTCCGTATATTTTAATTATTAGAATATGGAAAATGAAAAATAAAAATAATTTCATAATGGATACCGATTGGTTATTTGAGGGTATTCTTGATGCTGAACAAAAACAATATGTTTTATTGGACTACTTCCAAAAGATGAATAAACATCTTGAAAGAATGGAGGTTTATCCAATGTTTATTGAACTCTCATTACATTTAGGTAATATACAAACCTTACTTACACAAAATAAAATATTATATGTTGATAAAAAATTAACATCCAATGATGATGAACTGGTATTATCTGATTTGAAGGTTAAAGATATTCCGGTATTAGATGACGAGGAAGTTATTGAATATCAAAAAATATTAAAAAATAGTCAGCCACAACTTCACGACTATTTTAATTTTGCAAAATCAATATGGAGTATTGTTTTTGATTCCATAGATGTTGTTGTAAAGAAAAATAAAAACAATCTACAAAGTAAGTCAGGGTTTTTCTCCTATAAGACTGATGAAGAATTATATATTTGGCAATACACCACAAGGAAAGTGTATAAAACCAAAGGACAAACAAAGACATCCGTTAAATTAATTTTCAAAGGACAATCTGATGGTTTGACTATTCCGGAAATTATCTCTACATTTTCAAAAACATATGAAAAGAACAACGAAGTGAATTACCCGATATTTGAGGTTTTTTGTAACGATGTGTTCCCTTTACAAGAAACATTAGTACCTATTTTTAAAAGAAAAATATTGTCTTATATTAATCAAAACGTTAGAATAACTAGTAAATTATTATCATAATGAATGAAAAACAAATTAAATCGTTAATGGATAAGTTACGACAACCAATCCACATTACTTACATTTCAAAGTATATCCTTAAAAAAGATATGGATGAAACAAAGAAACAATTAGATATTTTAATATCTGAAGGTTATATTAAGGAAAGTAATTTAGCTAATGGGTATTATGTTGTTATCTAAAAAAACATATTATATAGGTGTTGGTTGTAGTCAAACTGTGATTAAAGGTTTTAATCAATCAATATTGTATAGTAAATCACCATCCGGTTGGTCACTTAGACTTAATAATGGGATTGGTGTTAATGTGACGACAAAACCATTATTCTCGGTTAGAAATGGGTATAAGAAAAGTATTAAATTAGGAAAATATTATATAGTAAAATTATGAAAGTGAAATTGGAATACATTTGGCTCGACGGATATAAACCGGAACCAAATTTAAGAAGTAAAATTAAAGTTGTTGATACTTTACCAAAAGAGATTAGTGATATCCCTGAGTGGGGATTTGACGGTAGTTCAACTATGCAAGCAGAAGGGTTCTCATCAGATTGTTACCTTAAACCTGTTAGAATGTATAAAAAAGGTAATACCAATTTGGTTTATGTTTTATGTGAGGTATTGGATAAGAACAATAAACCACACGAAACAAACGACAGAAGTAAATTGGGTAAAGAAGATTATGATTTTTGGATTGGATTTGAACAAGAATACTTTATTCGTTCATCACACAATAAAGAAGTGTTAGGATTTGAAAGAGGTGGAACTGTTGACCCCCAAGGTAAATACTATTGTGGTGTAGGTGGTCAAATTGTTGGTAGAGAGTTAAGTGATGAACATTTGGATTATTGTCTTGACTTGGGTATCAACGTTGAGGGGACCAATGCTGAGGTTGCACTTGGACAATGGGAATATCAAATATTCTCTAAAGGTAAATTATCTGCGGCTGATGACTTATGGATGTCAAGATACATCTTACATAAACTAGCTGAGAAAAGAGGTTACTCAATTGAACTTCACCCAAAACCGATTATAGTTGGTGAGTGGAATGGTTCAGGACTACATACAAACTTCTCAAATAAAAAGATGAGAGAAGAGGGCGGTGAAAGTTATTTTAAATCTATCTTCAACGCTTTTGAGACAAGACAACAACTTCATATTGAAAATTATGGTTCGGATAATCATTTAAGATTAACTGGTAAATTTGAAACACAATCAATAGATAAATTTAGTTGGGGTGTATCGGATAGAGGAGCGTCAATTAGAGTTCCTAAATCAGTTGGTGAAACTTGGAAAGGTTATCTTGAGGATAGAAGACCATCATCAAATGCTAATCCTTATAAAGTTATTAATGTTATCTATGGGGCGTTGAGTTTTGCTGACCAATTGAATACCACCATTCACGCAATGTATGACGATGTGGATACATCAAAAATAAGAGAGCAATTCTCGGGGATTATATCAAATGAAGAATTATTAGGGGAATATAGAGAAGAATAGTATGAGTAAAGAAATGGTAAACCACCCTGAACATTACGGGGGACAGGACAATCCATATGAGGTTGTGAAAGTGTGTGAAGCTTGGGGTCTTGATAAAGACGCTTACATCTTCAACGTTGTAAAATATGTTGCGAGAGCGGGTAAGAAAGATACAGATAAAGAACTTCAGGATATGAAAAAAGCGTTGTGGTATTTGAATCGTAAAATTGAAAGACTTGAAAGTAACAGTTGATATTGATGAATACGCAGAAGGTGCGGTTCTATTAGACGGATTAGAAAGTGCAATCGTTGGGATTGTAGAAGACTTTGGTTCTCCGGGAAGAAAGATGTTGTATTCCAAACAAAGAATATTAAACATCCTACAAGAGAGAGACCTAATGACGATGGGTGAAGCTGAAGAGTTTTACGATTATAATATAATAGGGTTGTATGCGAGTGACCAAAACGCGGTGTTCTTGGATTTAGAAATAACACCAATTAAAACAGATGATGGTTGGGAATACCAATTAAAAGAATAATATGATAGAAACAGGAAAGATTATAAATGGTGATTGTGTTGAGGTAATGAAAACACTTCCGGATGGTTGTATCGACCTTTTGGTAACATCTCCACCATATAACGCAAACATAAAATATGATGTATATGATGATGGGTTGTCTATGGACGAGTATTGGAAATTTACAACTGATTGGTTGTCACAAGCGTTTAGATTATTAAAAGATGATGGTCGTGTGGCGATTAATGTTCCAATTGAAATGAATGTTCAAGAGAGAGGTGGAAGAATATTATTCAACGCAGAGTTTTGGATGATGATGAAACAAGTTGGGTTCAAATTCTTTGGGATGGTTGATTTAACTGAGGATAGTCCCCATCGAGTTAGACAAACGGCTTGGGGTAGTTGGATGAGTAATAGTCAGCCTTACATTTATAATCCAAAAGAGTGTGTGATATTGGCTTATAAAAATTCACCTAAGAAATTAACCAAAGGGGAATCTCAATGGGTGGGAACTCCAACCGAAATTACTGATGAAACTGGTAAAGTTAGAACCAAGATGGTTTATGAACCTGAAGATAAGAAAGAGTTTATGAATTTGGTGTTCGGAAGATGGGAATACTTTGCTGATACTAAATCATTAACCAAGGCTACTTTTAGTATGGATATACCTACCAAAGCAATCAAGATATTAACTTATAAGAACGACATAGTTCTTGACCCATTTATGGGAAGTGGAACATCAGCGGTTGCTGCCGAAACATTAGGGAGACGATGGTTGGGAATCGAGTTATCTCCAAACTATACGGAGATTGCAAGCAAACGAGTGAATGCGTTTATTGAAGATAGAAAACAATTAGAATTAGAATTAAAAGAGGATTAACATCCTCTTTTTTTATTTCCCCGGATATTTATAATAAAAATATAATTATGGCAAAAAGATTTATAATTTCAGAAGAAGAAAGAAACGATATTCGTTCAAGATATGGTTTATTAAATGAACAAAACGAAACACCTCAACAGAAAAAAGCGGTTCAATGTTTCCTTAATAAATTGGGATTTAAAGATGATTCAAACCAACCGTTAAAAGTTGATGGATTATGGGATGAAAAAACTGAAGAAGCTTTAAAAAAATATCAAACTAAAATTGGTGCTAATGTTGATGGTCATTGGGGTTTTAATACTGCAAGCAAGATGTCAGAAAAAGATAATGAAGTTTTTGAACAATGTATATCCGATGAGGGAGATATAATTGACAAAGGATTACATTACTTGAAAAAATGGTTTTAATCAATCGTAGTGAATAACTTTATCACCGGATTTAATACCTAATTCTTTACAGGTTCCACCTTGAAGTTCTAGTATCATATCTCCTTCACCACAATAGTTTCCACAATCTTTGGTTTTACAAGGGGGACAGTTGTGGTGAATTTTTGTTATAACATCATCTTCAATAAAGATTATATCGAGATTAGTTATACAATTCTTCATCCAAAAGCAGTGTTGGCCTTCAGACATAATAAATAACATACCATTAAAGGTATCGTCAAATTTTTTGTTCATCATACCACGACTAGTGTCTTTGGGTGATATGACAGTTTTGACTTTGAATTTATTTTTGTTTATACTTAATTCCATATACTTATAAATACACAAAAAAATATAAAATGAAAGAAGTTAAACGATATTCCGGTGTAATTGTCAAATGTGGTGATGAGGTATTACTATGTAAAAGAAATGCTACAGGTACTTTGCCCGGACAATGGAGTATACCGGGTGGTAATTTGGAAAAAAATGAACATCCGATGGACGGCATTCAAAGAGAATTTGAAGAAGAAACCAATTATACATTAGATAATGATTTAAAATTAGTTGGGTTTGTTAAAAGATATAATCGTGATGGTTCAGAGATGAAAGGGTTGATGTATGTGTTTTTAATGGAGACGGATGAGAGAATTAATCCTGATTTAGAAAATGCCATCGATGGTGATGAACACACTCATTGTGGGTATTTTGACCTTGAAAATCTACCATTTGATGATAAAGATGACCAATTATATAGATTAATTACGAGAATTTTAAAAAAAGATTGACTTTTTTAATTTTATGATATATTTATAGTTTCACAAGCCAACAACCCCTTTCTTATGGT